GCCGAAGTTGTAGTCCACGTCGACGGCGGTGGCAGGCGTGTTGTTGAGAATGTCGCGCAGCGGTGGCATCGCCGTCATGTCGTGAACCTCCGGGGATTGAACTTCAACACGATGGCGTCCACCGACCAGGCCAACGACTGCGTGTAGTCCTCGGGCGAGAACTCCAACTGCACCGCTCGCGCCCATCCGAGCGAACCGCCACGACTGGCGACAGCGGGCGCGGTCGGGCGCACGATCACGTCACCCTGCGCGCTGGGGCCACCCCACACCGCCCCATCGCCCCAATCGAAACCACCACCGAGCGGATCGGCTCGGCCCCCGGCACGCCAGATCACACCGCCCGCCGACTGCACGCCGAAGACGTGCGAGCGCTGCGCCACGTCGGAGTCGTAGTTCCAGTACGTGTTCATCCGCACCGTCACCGAAGCCGGTGGCTTGCGAGCGATCACGCGCGGACGCAGCCACGACTTCTGCATCTCGGGATACCCAGCGTGCTTCCACGACGTGCGGTAGAAGGAGCGGAACCCGACCGTGGGACCACCCGGCGTGAACACGTCGCCCGCCAGCGTGGTCCCCACCATCGTGCGCATGATCCCGGCGTAGCCAGTGCAGCCACAGGTCACGACCATTGGGAACTCGGTCGCCACGTCGGAGCGCTCGACGATGCAGGCGATCGTGCCCAGCGCAGGCTTGTAGCGAATCCAGGCGCCGTTGCCAATCTCGGGGTCGTAGATCATCACCGAGCCGTGGCTGTTGAACTCCGGGCTCGGGTCGTACGGCGTCGAGCACCACAGCCGACGACTGATCCAGCCCAGCCACACGTCGGTGTCGATCGCGATCGAGTCCGTCGCCCGCTTGATCTGCTCGCTGATCAGCTGCGGATCGCCGCCCTGATAGGCGTAGATGCCGTTGCGACCCGACGCTGAGTAGAAGTACACAGCGGCTTCCGACTTGGTGACGGCACCGATCTGCGGCGTCCCGATCGAGAGCGAGACCTTGATCAGCTGCCACGAGTCCTTGTCGTAGCCGTAGAGCGCCCACACGCTGTCGACCTTGAAGATCAGCAGGTGATCACGGAACGACTTCAAGGCCGTGATCTTGGAACCGCCCTGCAGGATGTCGATGTAGTCGTTGGTGGCCCAGTTCTCGGGCATGTCCGGGTGCGACCAGCGCAGCCGATTGGGATAGGTGACGCCGTTCTCGATCATGTTGGCGGCGAACATGTAGCCGCCGTGCGCCTCGGCCAACTCGCAGGCCGGGAAGATGCCCGCCCCTGGCGTGTCGTTGGTGTAGTCGTCGTCGTAGTTGCCCGTCGCCAGCTTGGTCAGCAGCGTCGCCAGGTTGCCGCTGGCAGGGATGCCCGTCACCTTCGCCGCCTGGTTGGCGCGACCGGTGGCGAGGTAGACCGTGTCACCCCAGCCCGCCAGGTCGGCAAGGTGCGGCGTGGCGGTGGCGGTGATCAACATGTCGACGAAGTTCTGACCCTGCTGACAGGTCCAGACCTTGGTGCCATTAGTGACGAACACGGCGAAGGCGCCCGTCGAGTACAGGTGCATCTCGGCGTTGCGCGGGCGCCAGTTGGTCGCCGGGGTAGCGACCACGTCGTTGGCGTTCCATCCGACCCAGCCCGCTCGCGTCACGATCCCGCCCCGCGGGTCCATGTTGATGTTGAGCATCGACGGCGACTCGTTGTCTTCGAGCATGAAGTCGGTCTGGCGAAGGTTGAGCCCTCCCGTGAAGTCGAGAACGTTGAGCGGCTGGGTGGTCACGGCAACGTCAGCACCCAACTGCCATTACCGCGCGGGACGCCCAGGATCGAGCCGGTGTAGACCAGCGGGCGCTGATGGCGCGGGTCCATGATCGCGGAGCGCGCCGCTTCGGCGTCGCGCATCCAGCGGTCCATGTAGACCCCCTCCAACGTGTCGTCTTCCTGCTGGGCGTAGGCCAGCGCGCAGGCGTAGTGCGTGAAGCAATAGTGCAGCCGAGCGTCGCAGTCGGGCTCGTTGCTGGCGTTGAGCCACGTCAGTGGACGCCGGTAGCCACGCAACACGTACGTGCGCGGGTTGACCATGTCGCCGTTACGCGGGTAGGTCGTGATCTGACCGCCCCACACGCTGTACTGCGTCGGCAGCGTCGTGCCCACCTGTGGCCCGGCGTACCACCCCTCAGCGAACTCCGGTGCCACCATCTGCAGCCGGTAGTTGTTGACCTTGTCGGTCAGCGAATGGATGCCGGGCGGGTTCACATCGCCGGGCAGGGCGATCATCGAGGCGCCGGGGTCGAGCGTCACGTCCCAGGTCTGCTCGTAGAACGGCCACTGTGTCTCGCCGTTGATCGTGCGCTCGAAGCCTTGCTGCAGGTAGGCGTCGATCGTCGGGTCGGGCAGGTCGCCTGACGTGGTCTGCGTCTGCACCCGTACGACGCTGCGAAGTTCGCTGAGGTTCATCCGAACAGGTCATCCTCCGTGATCGACTTGTCGTCACTTGGTGAAGTCGCGTCGCTATTTGGTGTTGTCGGCTCGGGACTTGGCGTTGTCTTCGGCGGACGACCACGCTTGGGCTTGGCAGGCGCCTCGTCCGGCCAAGCAGGCACCGCCGTCACCCCCGACTGGAACCGGTTGGCGGGCGCAACCTCGCGGCCACCGGTCTCGTGGCTGCGGCGCTTAGACGTGTCGCTCTGGCCGTAGTACTCCCCCACCAGCTTGGCGTCGGGCCGCGTGGCGTTGATCGGCCGGGCGTAGGGGTTGTTGGGGTGAGGTTCTGGCATGACGCCATCCTTTCAGGTCGCCCCGCCCGGCAGTGTTG